CAGCAAGCCTGAACCACTTAACCGCTTTCTTGTAGTCCCGAGGAACCCCCCATCCTTGTTGGTACATGAAACCCAGTTTGTTCTGGGCATATGCATCCCCCTGTTCGACAGCAAGTTTGAACCACTTAACCGCTTTCTTGTAGTCCCGAGGAACCCCCCATCCTTGTTGGTACATCACACCCAGATTGTACTGGGCATTGGCATTCCCCTGTTCAGCAGCAAGTCTGAACGACTTCACCGCTGTCGTTTCGTCCATTGTCGTTTTATCCAGTGTTTTTAGTCGCATCACTATCCCCCCTTTGAAACCTCTTTGATATTTCAGAAAGTGTCATATTTCCTGGGAAAATTTTATTGTGTTTCTTTAGTATTAATTTTTTTAGGTTAAAATCCTTGGCTTTACTCCTAAAAATAAATACGGTTTTTTTCATTTCTCCCCCCCAACAAAATTGACTGTATTAACCATCATCCTAAATTTTTCTAGGGCATTCTCATATGAGGTATCCAACACTTCACTTTCGGTGAAGTTCTTATTCATCCAAGCCATTATCTTATACTTGTAATTTCCACAATCCTTGTTCAGCACCTTTGTTAATCATATCAATAATATCTATTTTTGTTGTACTTTTTTTATTTCTCTATTCCACACTCGTCGTCGCTTACACACCAACTGGCGTATTTTTTTATACGTTTTTGGGCTTCACTATTATACTCTGCGAGAACAATACCCGCGTGATTAACTTCTACAAGTCGAACAAGGCCCATATGCATTAATTTTGTTGTAGCATTGTGTAAGTCAGTGGTTGAAATACCTGTGGCACGATGAAGTGCGCTAAGACTCATATTATGTTTTGATAAGCGACAAACTATTGCTCTCATTGCGGTATTAGTTGAAATTGCTAACCAATCTTCTACCTCACGAACAAATAAAGTAAAGCGGGCTAATTCAGTATCTTCTATATCTGCACCCGTTCGACCACAGTGTTCACAGGTTTGATCTTCCATAGGTTCTTCATCGCCCACACCCCACATATTATAACCTCCAGGAAGAGGTTCTGCATAACTTGTAGTAATAAGGATTAAAAAAACAATAAATGTTATAAATTTCATTCAGTATCTCCGAAAACAGAATGATACACTTTATCACCAGGCATAATTCCTAATTGTGCACCAGCTATAAGTTCTAGTGCTGCTCTTACTTTAGTACCGGAAGATATGTGGTAAGTAGAATATGGACGCGTATTAGGTACAATAGATGCTATTTTTCCATCACTTTTAATGAAAAGAATATCTAAAGAAAAAGGAGTATTAAGCATAGACATGTGAACAGTTCGTTCTGTTCCTAAATCAAACAACATTCCACGATCTGGGGTTAGTTTTGCTCTTCCCATTAGACCAGTAGTTTGTTGCTCTTTAGTATGAGCTACTTCAACTCTAAAAAGTCGTTTACCTTCCTTTGTTTCTATGGTCAATTTTTCTAAGGGTAATTCAGGTTGTGCTCTTTGTGCAAACATTTATTTTCTCCCTGATATTTTATATAAAATATTGATCACTTACTTCATATTCTTTAATAGATTCAATTTGTGTTTTCCAATTAAAAATACGAAAGTCATCTTCTTCTAAATCCCAAACTAATTCCATTCCTTTAGGGTATTGTAACTCATTTCCAGTTCCGGCAACTTTATTAGTTAAAAAATTACTTGGTAAGTCTTTAATTTTAGCGAAAAACATAATACGTTCTTCGCCAGATTTTTTCTTAAAAACACCTTGAAAAGCTCTCATATAAATATCTCCTATTAATTCAATATTTATATTATAGCGTATTTTTAAGTATGTTTCAATTTTTTATTAGCTTTTATTGGAGTTATGCGTCGAGAGTAATGAGAATTAGTTTGGGAAGATCTTCTTCTTTGAAACCTTTCAGATCGCTCTAACGCTTTTAAGAGTTTCTTTTCTTGTTTTTTCCAACGGGCAATAGCACGTTTACGTTTAACTCTGCTGTTTTCTCCTTTACTAAGATAGAACTCTTTTTCTTTTAGTTTCTTTAAAACCCCTTCGTTATTTAACTTTTTTTGTAATATTTTATACGCTTTTCCCACGTCGTTTTTATAAACTTCTATTCTCATTTTATTTTTTTACCTAACTTGAATACTTTATCTAAATATTTTTTTCTTTTTTCGTCTGTGACGAATGGAACTGACCAGCAATTAAATCTTTTAATTTTCTTTACTCCGCACATCTTAAGAATACCACGTTTGAGTCGTCTAAAAGGGATATTCATATAAAAATACTTAGTAGCGATAGCTGGTGATCCATATGTGTTAATTATAAGTGCTTGTTTACATGGTAACAATCCTATAGGACGTCCATAGTTACCTACTAAGTGTTTAAATTTAAAAGCAAACCCAGGAGTAAAAACTCTATCAAACCACCCTTCAAGAATCGCAGGTGCTCTAAACCACCAAATAGGGTAAATAAAAACTAAATAATCACAGTTTTTAAGTTTCTTTTGATATCTATTAACAATAGGCGTGATTTGGTTATCTCCTGGAGAAGCGGGATTAAATTCATCCCTATAGAGATCTATAATCTTAACCGTGTGTTCATTAGTTCTAACCCCCTCAATGAAAGTGTCTCTAAGAGCAGCACAAAAGCTATGAGGATTAGGATGTGCAAAAACTATTAATACATTCATATTAAGAGTTTACGTTTAAGAGTTTTATAAGGATATTTTCCTATTATAAAACGGGTTAACACATTGTTTTTTAAGAGTATAAAAGCAGGAAATCGTGAAATTTGGTATTTTTCACATAAAGGATTGTCTTTATAAAATTGGGATTCTCTATCACTAATGTTTGTACATTGAGTTAATGTCCAGTCCACATAAGTTTTTTGATTTGAATCTAAATATATTCCGATTAGCTTAAACATCGTTTTTTTATTTGCCAAAACCTTTTAAATTTGTTATTATAGATTCAAGATTAGTAACACGTTCTTGAAGTTGGGTAATATCTTCATTAATGCTGCGTATTGTTCCATTAAAGTCAGAAATTACTTCTCGAATTTGGCCGTGTAAATCTCTGATCTCGACTTTTAAATCTTGTCTAGTAATGTACATAATTTTTATTATATATTATTTCTATTCAAGTGTCAAATAAAAACTGATAACATAAGGACTACTAATGCCAAGAAAAAAATCATCATCTTCACCTTCTATATTCAGTATCGGAATAACAGATGTTATATCTGTGATAAAAGATGCTAAGTACGTAGTAAAATGGAATATTCCTCTTGCTATGTCTTGGATGAGCGAGGCTGCTATGCGGGTTTCTGCTAGCAGGGAAATAAATGAATATAATTACTCTGCCAAAGAAATTAATGATTTTCTAGATATTCTAGAAAATATGAAATACTATAATAAACAAGAGATGTGGGGACTTTTACCTCCGTGTAGGATAGAGTTACTTACTTATGCTTTTGCCGGAGATAATTAAATATTATGAAAATACAGAAAAAATCTAAAAATCCGTATCTTAATTTAATTAAGAATCTTCGGAGAGTACACAGAGAGTCTTCTCTCTCAGTTTCCCAAAAATTAGAAAATTTTTATCAAATATTTACTTTTTTAGAAGCAGATTTACGTCAATATAAATTTTATACTCATCCGTCTTTTAATAATAAGTGGTATGGAGAAAAGTGTTCTGAAAATTTAACTAACCATTTAAACTTAAAAAATCCTTGGCATTTGTTTTTCTATAATTTTAAAAAAATTATAAATTCTCATTTTTTAAATGATGGTATAAAATTTAATACTATTTCTAAAGAGCTGGGATGGTTTTATAATACTTATCGAGTACATGATTGGGTAGAAAGGAAATAGTAGTGAGTGGTGGAATGGAGTGGGCTGCCGAAGAAGAACGAAGGCAGTTAGGTAATTTAATAAAGAATGTTATTAGTAACGAATTTAGTAGTGAGAGGTTAGGTCGTTGGTATCAAGAGTTAAAACTGATAACTAGTGAGATTGTTAATGATGGAAAATTTTCTAGAAAAGGTATTCGGTGTCTTGATAGGTTAGAATCACTTCAAAAAATATTAATAACGGAGAAAAGAAAAAATGAAATTTACGAAAGACGATGAAAAATTAATGCGGAAAATGCAGAACGATTTATGGGAGGTAATTAACCATTTCTCCCAAAACCCTCAAGACAGGATGAAAATGGCTGGAGCTTCTTTAAAAGTAGCCGTTGAACAGTATCAACATTTATTAGCTAATAACGAAGCTGTGGCTAATATGTTGTCATATGCAGCTTCTAATTTAGACGAAATTCATCCTACTGTTGTTTTTAAAAATAGGATGTTACATTAATGCCTGAAGGACCAGAAGTAACTACGATTGCACGACAACTAAATGGGGTTGTGCAAAATAAAACTATTGAAGATATTGAAATTTTATCGGGTCGTTATACTAAAAAAGAGCCTGATGGGTTTGTTGATTTTAGAGATTGGGCTGTTAATTATGATCCCCAAACAGTATTAGGAGTTAGTAATAAAGGTAAATTTATTTATTGGGTAATGAATTCGGGAGTTATTTTTTCAGGTCTGGGAATGACGGGAACCTATAAAACTCAGGCTAATAAGTATGCCAGAGTTAGGTGGCTTTTTACTGATCAATCTGAAATTTATTATTGTGATATGAGAAACTTTGGAACATTAAAGTTTTTTAGTAGAGCGTTATTTATGGAAGCATTGAATAGAAAATTAGCAGAAATAGGTCCTGATATGTTAAATGCACCTTGTTCTATAGAAGAGTGGTTAAAAATCTGTTATAAACGTTCTAAAGATACTCTTGTCAAATTTTTAATGGAACAAAAAAATGTCTCAGGAGTCGGAAATATTTATAAAAGTGAAAGTTTATTTTTAGCTCGCCTTCATCCAGCAAAAACTATTCAAGAATGTTCGGAAAGAGAGTTGCGTCAGTTATATCATGCTGTTTGTAAAGTGTTACAAAACAGCTTTGAAACAGGAGGGGCAACAATTAAAAATTACTCTGATTTGTACAATAATCAGGGTAAGTATGTTGCTTTTCCGTCCCAGGCAAAAGATATGACAAAAGCTAGAACAGGCATAATGGTATATTCTCAAAGCGAAGATCCTTATGGGAATCCCGTTAAAAAGCTGCATTTAAATGATAATAGAACAACTTATTTTTCACCAGAGGTACAAATATGAGAGTTAAAGGGTATAAAAAATTAATTACTACTGTTGGCAAAATTTTAGGAGGAGAACCCCAAGATATTATTGACGAAGAGGAAGGTTTAATCTATGTAGGAGGACTATGGGAATTAGTTCATCCTCGTCATGTAGATGAAAGTGATGAAGCACTTGCGCCTGATTTAAAAGCGGAATTATTAGAGAATCCTCGTAAAATTGGGTCTGCTAATTTGTTATACGTTCAAAATATGATTGAAAAATACTGGCAAGATAATCCAGTAGTAATAACAAAAAAACTTCCTCCAACTTCTAACGTAGTTAATAAAGAAGAGTGTGTAAAAGCGTTTACTACTCATGTTTTAGATGAGCTTGTACAAGAAAGATTGGTAAGAATTATACCAGATATTAAACGTAAACAAGTGCTTAAATTAGTTGTAGATAATACAGAGAAAGAAGATAGAAATGTCGCAATCTAAAAAAGAAAAGGTTGTTTCACCTTTGAATGGAACCGAAATAAAAGTTAAAATTACTGAAATTGTTCATCAGTTGGTTTTACAAGAAGATTCTAGAGAAACTGTAAATGGGCTTATTAAATCTTTAAAAGAAGAATACGACTTATCACCAGCTGTTATTAGGGCTACGGCTAAAATTGTTCATAAGCGTAATAAAGAAGAGACAGAGGATAAGAATGAGCAAGTTAATACTCTTTTATCTTTTTGTCTTTAAAGTAATAAGCAGAATTAAAAAAAATGAAGAAAATTTTTATTGAATTTTTCTTACTCGTGTGCTATACTTTTTACAGACTCAATAATTGGGGTCTAAAAAATAAGGGGAGAAATAAAAATGAAGAAAATGTTTATTGGAATGAGTTTCTTGCTTGGAATGGGACTTATAACTAGTCCAGTTTTAGCAGAAGGAGGGCTCTCATTGACTGATGGTCTCAGCGTGGGATCACGATATCAATTTGATACAGATGATGGAACTCAGAATAGAATGAGACTTTTTGTTACAAAAGAGTTTCTACAAAATCATTCCTTGAGGGCGGCCTGGGATCGTCAAGTCGGAAGATCACCTAACTTTCTTACGAAACGTACTTCCGAAGGAATCGATTACGGCGAGAATGCTGGTCAAATATTTTTTGAATACGTTTATAAATTCTAAATTCTAAATTAATAATTATCTTGACAGATAGGTTAATTTAGTGTATTATAATTATAGACTAAACCAAAGGGAGTTGCACAATGTGGACTCCCGTATTAATCTTGCTTAATAAAGGAGAAACGAGAAAATGGTTACAAATTTACCTAGTGTTTTTGACTGGGCACCTTATCGACGTCAAACTGTAGGGTTTGATCATATGATAAAGCTTTTAGACACCTTGTTGGAAGATCCTGCTGGTGTATCTAATTATCCGCCTTATAATATTCATAAAAGTGATAGCGGAAAATACATAATTGAACTTGCTTTAGCGGGTTTTACTGATAAAGAGATTCAAATAAAGTATGTAGACGGAACTTTAACAATTACCGGACAGAAAGAAGAAAAAGAAATAGATGATTTTTCTCATTGGTATCGCGGTATAGCTACTCGGAGCTTTGTTAGAAAGTTTAACATTGCAGATGACGTAGTAATTAAAGGAGCGTCATTGAAAAACGGATTACTTTCGATTGGTTTAGAAAAAATTCTACCAGAAGAAAGAAAAGAGAGAATTATAAATATCTCTACATAATAAAAGCTTATTTAACTAGGGGGCAAAAGCCCCCTTTTTTTTTAAAATGGCATTTCTTGAATATGATCCTCGCCAGTTAAATTGTTATGAAAAATTAAAAGAACCTGCAGTAGATATTCCAACTACTGATAATGTTGCTTGGGCTTATTTTAAAGAGGACTGTTGGGTATATAATAAACTGCAGGTAGTTTTGTCACAAAATGTTCCGGGAGGACCAATAGGGGTAACACCCTCTAAATATCCTATTGTAATAAAACCTATTTATAATATGTTTGGAGGCGGAATCGAAGCAAGAAAAATTAATAACTCGACAGAGTTGGAAAAATATTACCACCCAGGATGTATGTGGATGACGTGGGTAGATGGAATTCATTACAGTCATGATATTATGGTAGTAAAAGGATTACCTGTGTGGGCTGTGAGTTTTAAAGGTCATTCTATAGGAAAAGGAATGTTTGACTACTGGGAAGTTGAAACTCCTTCTGACCTGATTATGCATTATATTTGTAACTGGATAGAGGCTAGATTACCTAATTATACAGGGTGTGTTTGTTTGGAAACTATTACTGATATTACACCTGTAATTATTGAAGTTCACTTACGAATGGGTGATATAGATCGTCTGGGTAATTATAATTTAATGAATAGTATTATTGGTCTTTATGAAAATCAAGTTTGGGAATTTAAAGATCAAATAGATAAATTTTATTTATTTGCTATTTGGGGAGAAAGTGGTGTAAAATATAAAATCTGTCTAAAGAAAGTAAAAGAGTTATGTAAAAACTTAGTTAGTTACCAAATTGATCGTCCTGAGTTATATTATCAGAACCCAATTGGCGGAATTCGCCTCGCAATTCTTAATGGATACGATAAGAAAGAATGTATCAGAGTAAGAAACGAGATGATTCCGTATTTTAGTCCTCAGATTCCTGATTATCTTCGTAAAAAGATAACAAGTTCAAATACTACTTGCTAAATGGTTATTTTTATGATACTATACATTCATGTCTAAATTAAAACTTTTAAACGAATCTTCTAAATTTTTACGTCAATCCGTAAAAGAGTATGATTTAAATCTTTACTCTGAAAAAAGTTTTTTAGAAGAAGTTAGTAATGACTTATTAAATCTTATGTATACTCAAGGTGGGATAGGTTTGTCTGCTAATCAGACAGGTTTAAATTTTAGAGTTTTTGTTATGGGTAATGAGGAAAGAAGGTATGTTTGTTGGAATCCAAAGATACTAGAAAAATCTGAAATTCAACAGGAAAATATTGAAGGATGTCTTAGTTTTCCTGATTTGTATCTTAAAATAAAAAGATGTCAATATATTAAAGTAGAGTATTACGATCAGTTTGGTTCAGTGCGTAAACATGATTTAGTAGATGATTGGGCACAATGTTTTCAACATGAGTTAGATCATTTAAATGGGGTTGTATTTACTGAAAGAGTTAGCCGTTTGAGACTTCGAATGGCTAAGAAAAGACGAATAAAAGTGAGAACACAGATATGAAAAAATATTTTATAGCATTTTTATTTGTGCTAATTAGCAGTTTTGCTAGTTTAGCACAAAATTTAAATAGACCATCACCTCCTCCTACGGACTTTGATATTCATAAAGATCGTATTGTAGGTGGAATAAAATATAGTATTATTCATATGCATGTGTGTAGCAGTACTCAAACTGTTCAGGAACAGGTTATAGAACATTATAAGGAAGAAAGTGCTTTTAGTGGAATTGATTATAAAGGAAAATTTATTTATGAAGTTTATTTTAATCCTACTACGCAAACTTTTACTTTTGTAGAGCATTTTACTTCCGGTAACTCTTGTGTTTTAGCAATAGGACAAGGTTTTACTAAGGGTTTTGATAAACCTTCTTCAGGGCCTACTAAGATATCTTATTCTATAAATTAAAGTGTTTGATTACCAGTATAATATAAATTCGGAAACCTTACCGTCAGGGCGTACTTATTTTACTCCTGACGGTGATTTTCCTTCTATTACTACTGTTTTAGGAAAAACAGCTAACCAGGCTTGGTTACAAGCATGGAGAGAGAAAGTAGGGGAAGAGGAAGCTCAAAGAATTTCTAAATTGGCTACAGATCGTGGAACTTTAATTCATGAATATGCAGAGAAATTTTTTAATGATGAAGATATTTATGGTAGTTTAGCAAAAGAATCTTTAGACGTTATTCAAATGACTAAGGATTTGATTAAAGAGGTTGAGAAAGGGATAACAGAGGTATGGGGACAAGAATTAGTTTTGTGGAGTAAAGATTTAGAGTTTGCTGGCCGTACTGATATGGTTGGGAAATGGAAAAATGTTCCTGCTATTATTGATTTTAAAACTTCAAGGAAGAAGAAGTATGTTAAGCAAATTAAAGATTACTTTATTCAGTGTGCGGCTTACGCTTATGCTCATAACGAGCTTTATGAGACTAATATTAAAAAAATAATAATTGTAATTACGGTGGAGAACAACGAGCCACAAATTTTCGAAACTAATGCTTTGGTTCATATTCCTGATTTAAAATACAGGATTAATCAATTTTATAAGTTGAAATTAGAAAAATAAATATTGCTATGAGGACGAAGGTTACTTATAATAAAAATTATATATCTAAAAGTTTAGAAGATTTTTTTCTTTTTTGCCCTTTAATTACTATTGAAAGGAAGATAATAAGAGATTGTTTGACTGCTCAACTTCAATACGGTAAATTAACAAATCGTAGGTGGGAGAGGGTCGTGCAGATTTATCACAAGTATAAAGACTATGATCACGATAACAGAGTCGGCTAAGTCTCATTTATTAGATATTATGCATACTAATGATAAGAGAGTAAGATTAGCTGTTAAAGGCGGGGGATGTTCAGGATTTACTTATGATTGGCAGTTAGTAGACTTGCCATTAAGTGATGATGAAGAGTTTCCTTTGGATAAAAGCAATAATTTAATTGTAGATGCAATGAGTTTGCTTTATCTTGCTGGAATGAGAATTGATTATAAGAAAGATATTTTTGGTAGCTTACTGAAATTAGATAATCCTAACATTAAGTCTTCGTGTGGTTGCGGGGAGTCGTTTAATGTACTCTAATTTCATATGCTACAAAGAGGTTAGTTATGAAAGGAGGATTATTATACCTATTTGTTATTGCGAATAAGATCCCTCCTACAGCTTTTGTACCAAGTGTAGTAATAAATTCACAATATAATTAGGAAATACGATGGATGATATTTTAGGAATTACTAATACCGTATGGCCAATGCTACTTGCTTTTATTACCTTAGTTATAGTGTTGGCAAAAATGCACTCTTCAATTCAAGTATTGCAAGATAAGGTTCGATCTTTATTTGACTTGTATAATAACATCAAAGATAGGTAATGAAAAAAGCAGCATGTGTATTTTTAGTATGTTGGTGGTTAACAGGGTGCGGGCTTTTTGAGGTTCCTTTATTTTTAGAAGTAGTTGGTTGGTCTAAGACAATGGTTGATGGCGCGCTATTATTTGAAGATAAGCCCCCTACTCATGACTTATTGTTGAGCGAAATAACAAAAAAAGATTGTCGGTTTCTTAATATGGTTGAAGGTAAAAAAGTATGCCAAGACAAACTTGTTGATGAAATGATGGAAATGAATTGTAAGATTTATGTGTGGGAGAATAGTGAAGAATATCATTGTGAAGAAGAAAGCAGATTAAATAATGTTGAGAAGCGAAGATGAAATCAACAAAATTAAAAATGACGTACTTGAGAGGCTGAAATTAGCAGATAATAATAACAGAGTCGATGATAAATATACTCAAAGGGATACTAACTGGTGGAAAGCTTATCGTCATGATATACGAGAATTACTAGGAGTAATAGATGATTATGAAGAAACTCTTAGTAAGTTAGCGAATCCTCCTTAATTTTAAGGAATAAATTTTAGACGGATGTTGGTACTCAGAAAAAAGATTTTAACTACTGTAAATGTATTATATTACAGACCCCAATATAACACTTTGATACAAGAGTTTATTTGGCAAACGATGGATCGTCAGCCGCACTATCCACGTATACATAAATTTTTAAATTTTTGGCACAAAGAAATAAATACAGTAATTAAAGAGGTTATCATAATGAATAGCGAAAGTTCTCAGATTCGCCATGTGAGAGATTTATCCTGGCTGAAGTAGAATTAGAAGCAAAATTTGATAAAAAAATTCAATATGCGTTAGAAAATCCGTTGGCTAAAATGCAAACTGGGTCGTAACGCATACACTAAGTGACTTTAGCCGCCAAATTGAATTACATAAGGAGAATTTAATATGGATTGGCTTACAAAAGTTAGAGATTGGGCAGGTTCTATAACCGAGTTAGGTATTGTAGTTGTCGCCCTTGTGGTTGTACTACAAGTTATATTTGGAGGAACCGTAATCCCGTTCTTTGGAGTAGATGTTATAGGCAATATTACCAAAATTGTAGCTGACCTTGGCAGTCAGGGACTCGTAGGGTTAGTAGCTGTTGGCGTAATTGCTTGGGCATTTCATCGTAGAGGAGCTACCTCCGAGTAATAATGTTTAGGAGATAATTATGAAAGTAGTAGATTGGATTAAAGCAAGAGTAGCAGAAAAAAGCTCATGGAATGGTATTCTAATTGGCGCTGCTGCGTTATTTGTTTTGATTGGCGGCTTTAGTTTAGTAAAGACCGCCGTTTATGTAGCTATTATTTGGGCTATTTATAATATTGTGTGGAAAGAAGATTAATACTTTTTACCCAATATTACCACAATGATGGGGAAAAACGGTGGCTAAAGTCATTTTTTAAACTAATGAAAGGAATGCAGTAATTATGGGATTAAAAATAGCTGCAATACTTCTTGTTGTCTTAATGGCGGCAAGCGGCGGGTTCTATTGGTACTACCAGGACACCCAAAAAAGAATAGCTATTTTACATGAGAATAACGCTAAATTAGAACTTTCTGTGGAAACACAGAAAGCTACTTTAAAACAACAAGCCAAGGATATAGCTTTAGCTCATGACTTAGCAACTGAAACTCAAAAAAAGTTTGAAGAGTCCCGACAACAAGTTGAAGATTTACGTGGAAAATTCAATAAAGTGAGTAAGTTACTAGGACAACGTGATATAGGAAAATTAGCTGTGGTAAAACCACGGCCTATTGCTAGGATTATTACTAAAGGTACAGTAGATTCGTTACGTTGTTTTGAATTATTGAGTGGCGCTACGCACACGGAAAAGGAGTTACAAGCTGAAAAACCAAGTCAAATTAATAAAGCATGTCCAGCTGTTGCTAATCCCAATTATCTTGGGAATTAGTGTTACTTCATGTAGTAGTGTTAAAAAAATAGAAGTTCTAACTTCTCCTGTAGAAAAAGTTCCACTTTTGTTACCCCCTGTAGAACAAATTAAGCTTGATGCTATAGAATGGGTAATAATAACAGAAGCTAATGTAGATCAAGTTTTTGCTCAGTTAGAAAAGAAAAAATATGATGCTGTTGTGTTTGGAGTAAATGATAAAGGTTATGAATCTTTAAGTGTTAATTTAGCTAAAATTAGGCAATTAGTTGAACAACAAAAAGCTGTGATTGTTGCTTACGATAAGTATTATAACCAACAAAGTATTAATATTGAGCAGGCGCAGAATAATCATGACGAAAAAAAACAACAAATGGAAGAGAAAAGCAAATCCGAAAAACCGTGGTGGGAAGTTTGGTAATGAGTGTTTATACTGCTATTTTACGGTGTCCTACGTGTGGTAAAACCCAGGAAACGTGGGTAAAAAGAGGTAAGTTTCTTCCGCATAATACAGCTGCGTGTGAAAACTGTCAAAAACTATATCCAGCTGATGAAAATCTGTTTCAAGTTTTTTTAGCAAACTCGGTAGTTTCTAGTCTTTCAATGCTCAATGCAAATGTATAATTTAACTTGACATCTCCTTTTCTTTATACTATACTATAAGTAATAATTTTTGTATAGAGAAGGGATTCAGTGCTAATATGTTTTACGAGTCCTATTCTGAAGAAGAGGGACTTTTTTTATGGTATTATGGTGGCATTTTGAAGATACCGGTTATTACTACGTATGAAGAAAGCTTTTGGAAAGGGGGTTGGTTTGGAAACTAGTAAGCTAAAAGATTTAGCGCAGGTAAAAATGTTTAGTGATGAGATGGGTTTTAATACCTCTAATGTTACTTTTAGTTGGGGTTCTCCGCAGGAAAGAGCGGATTTAGTTAACCACCCTCCTCATTATAATAAAGGAATTGAAACTACTCAGTATATTAAGTCGTGGGGAATGAATTGGAACCAGTCTAATGTTATCAAGTATGTGAGTCGCTATAATTTAAAAAGTAGTAACCTTAAATTACAGATTCAAGATTTAAAAAAGGCTCAATGGTATTTAAACGATTTAATAAATGATTTAGAAAATAATGACAGTTAAACTTGTTGGGGTAACGAGGCCAATAGATGAGTTTGGGGATAGTGCTAGTGATGTAGTAGCATATTGTGCCAGAGTTTCTAACCCTAATAATCAAAGTAATTTTGGAACAGGGTCTAAGTTATTAAGTTATATGATTAGGGAAGGGCATTGGAGCCCTTTTGAGATGGTTCATATAACAATGGAAATTGAGACTACGCGGGATATTGCGCGACAAATTTTACGTCATCGTTCTTTTGCTTTTCAAGAATTTTCTCAGCGGTATGCAAAAGTTAAAACTTTTTCTTTAAGAGAAGCAAGGTTACAAGATCATAAGAATCGCCAAAATTCTGTGAAAACGAATGATGAAAACTTATTACAATGGTGGTATAAAGTACAAACCACTATACAAGAAAAAAGTGATAAATATTACCAACAAGCTCTTTTTAAGGGGATTGCTAAAGAACAAGCAAGAGCTTTGTTACCGGAGGGGTTAGCTGTGAGTAAACTTTATATGGCTGGAAGTTTACGGTCTTGGATTCATTACTGTCAGCTTAGAACAGGGCACGGAACACAGCAAGAGCATATTGAAGTAGCAAAAGCATGTTGGAAAATCATAAAAACAGAATTTCCTGATGTGACGGCTGCGGTTGAACAATTATGCGAAGCTTGATGGTATATTTGAAAACAACGGAAACATGTCAATTAGATTGTGCTCATTGTTTTACTTCTGGGAGTCGTGGGAGAAAAATATATTTTAATGCAGAAAAAACGATAGATTGGTTTAAAAGGATTAAAAATGATATTTCAACGATTAAAGATATCCATGTGGAGTTTCATGGAGGAGAACCGTTTTTGGCACCCCTTAGTGACATGTGGTCTGTGTGGAGAGGCACTCATCATTTGTGGGATAGCTCTAGCTATGGGGTTTGTACAAATTTGGTTTTTAATTTAGATGATGATAAATTAGAATTTATTGAGACAGCTTTAAGGGGACAAATTGGGACGAGTTGGGACCCTACCATTAGGTTTGCTAATTCTCAACAATATGATTTATGGTTAAAAAATATTAATACTTTAACTCAGAACTCTGATAATTATGTTTCTTTATTTGTTTCGTTAAGTAAGGATGTTATTGCTAAAAGACCTATTGAAATTTTACGATTTGTTAAGTCTTTAAATGTGGATGCTTTGCATTTAGAGCGTATTACTGTGAATGGGAGTGCAAGAAAAAACAACCATATTTTACCTTCTAATAAAGATTTAGATAGATGGTTTGTTCAACTGTACGAAGATACGGTACATCATAATGCTTTTGGCTGGTTTGATAATGTATTTTTAAATTCGATTTTAAGAAAATTTACTCATGGCACTAAAGAAGCTACTTTTTGTCGTAACTGTGAACAAAAAATATTTACTATCAACGCTGACGGTACTATTGGAGGGTGTCCAAATTCAGCGCCTGAAGATTTTTATGGACATATCGATGATAATATAGTAAAATTATTATATAATCCCAGTAGACAACATATAATTGCGTGTGAGCTTTCTCGTGATCCTAGGTGTTATGAGTGCCCTGTTTTTGCTTATTGTGGTGGAGATTGTCATCAATTGGCTTGGGAGGACGACCAATGTGGTTCAGCTAGGAGTTTAATGGTAAAGTTAAAAGAAAGGAACGCTACTGAAAAGTTAGTAGCATAAAAAGTTATAATGAAATATAAAATTATACTACCAATTTTAATGGTTTTTACGATTTCAACGCCAACTTTTAGTTTTAGTCCAGAAAGTTGTAGTTCTAGAATCGACTCTATTACTGGAAAATTCACCTGGCCGTATGGCTTTGATTCAAGAACAATTATAAAACAATGTGCTTTTCAAACCTTTAGATTTGGTAGAGAAGAAAAGATTTTTTTAAATTGTGTAGAAGATAGGTTTAATAAAGTAATACACGATAGTGTATACGCAGAAAAATTCGCTAAAAAAGCTTTGCGTAGAATTAAACGTAACTGTTAATAGGAGATAATTATGAGTGATACTCCTTCAAGTGGTGAAGCTGTAACCAAACAGCGAATGGTAAATAGTTTTCTTGATAATGTAAGAGACAATATTGAGAGTGCTATTGTATGGGATAGTGGTAACAGGCCGAGTAATTCTACTGGGCAAACGCTGCAAAATGCCATTCCTGCGGCACTTACTACAGGAGCGATTGGGTTAGGAAGTGGTACTTTAGGAACTCCTGGAACTGATAAAATTACGGATTCTAAAATTACAGCAGCACAATTAGCTACAGTTTTAGTTAATTACGTTTCTATTTTTACAAAAATTCGCAAGGTTAATTTACAGCAGTATCGAGATAACGACACTATTGATTCAAACGAAACAAACGTTACTCATTTAAGTTCTAATACTTACGAACAGTCCAATACTTTGTCAAGTTTAGCAGCAGCTGATGACGTTGAGACTGATGAAGAAATTGATGCGTCTAATTTTAATGACTTTACGACAGCACTTTATAATCAGTGGAATTCTTTAAAAGATAACGCTGTAACAGTTCAAGAGTTTTATTGTCATTCTAGTTGTCATACTAGTTGTCACGGTTCGAGAGGAAGGAGATAGTGTTAAATATAGATACTCCTGATCTTGGTAATATTATAAATTGTGTAGTCCCTATAGAAATTGAAAATTTAAGAAAGTATTTTGAAAATAAAGACTTATCATTTCATATTGATTACTCTTGTAGTAAATTGCAGGATAAAAAACTTTTAGTTTACTTGTCTAACTTAGATGTTCCTGCGGATTTAACTTTTTCTAAAGCTTTAGATTTTGAAAAAAGGTCATCGCTTCTTTATGAGTATATGACTTTACCAGCAGTAGTTAATCTTCCAGTATTTAATTTAGCTGCTTCTTCTATAGTATTTCGTTATAAAGGATATGATATAGAGAATGCTTATCCTAATCCTTATTTTTCTCTTTCGGAAGCAGATCTTTATATTAGGCAAAATACGAGTACTGTTTCGCGTTGGGTAACTTTTTTAGATTCTTGTACTATTTATGCACAAAAATGTTTACCCGAATTAAATGATGAAAAATTTTTAACTGACGGGATAGAAATAGTTACTAACAGGGAGTATGTGGGTTATAGTATAGTTAATTTATTTTCTTTAGATTTCTTTTTTCATAATTACTATCAAAAACCTTTAGGAACCCTTTATTACTTTAAGCCGCAATTTGAAGAGTATATGTTTCATGGAAAAAATTTATTTTATTATTATGCTACTAAGCATAATTTTCTTCTTTCTATGCTTAAGGCCTTAGGAAAGGATTACACTGATGCACATTAAAAATATGTCATTTTTTGCTTTTGAAACTCACATTATTTGGCGTGAGTATGATTTGGAAGATAGTTGGTATACTAATTTAGCTAACCAAATGCAGGCTAAATTAGAGCTATTAAAGGCAGAAAAAGGAATTGATTATGTGGAGGCAGGAGATGCTGATGCTAATGTTTTTGAGGAAGGTACTCCAGAGCAATTAGAACTTAAGGCTATGTTTACTGACGCTTTTGGTGAGTTGGGACGTCGACATGGACATAATTTAAGCTTCTCTTTGTCTGTTGACTCTTTGTCACGCATTACTCCTATGAAAAAGTTTGATTATAAACCCGCCCATTCTCATTCGGATGTAGATGCGTTTGCTGTTTTTTATTTGGATGTAGTACAAGGACAGGGAGGAGATTTGCTTCTGCATGATCCTAAGTTTATTAATCAAATTACTTTTTGTAGTCCAAAAACGAAAACTATTGTTCCAGTTCGTGGAACCCTTGTGGCAGCTCCTGCTTATATATGGCACGAAGTTTCTCGTTATTTGGGAGAACATACTCGATGGGCAATTGTATGTAATTGTATAGTTGACTGGGAATCTAAAAAGGATATTGTTTCAACGGACCGCGCTCCCTAATGGAGATATTAGATTACGCTGAAAAAAGAACTATAAACGGGGAAATTATTGTTACCCTATTTGAACAATGTAACTTAGCGTGTCGCTTTTGTCCTCAAGATCACTCTTCTAGGGAAGGTCTTTACAATATAAAAGAAAAAAAAGATTACATTATTAAAGCAATTCTTAATTTAAAAAAAGCTGGTCGTACTCAATTTTCTGTTCATTTGATGGGAGGTGAGGTATTTTCAGATTTAATAGAAAAAAGCACATTTAAAGATTACTATGATCTTGTAAGTTCTTTATTTGAGTGGGCTCACAGGTTTGAAATATCTTTAGAAGTCGCATTTACTACTAATTTAGTTTTTTCGGATTATAAACGAGTGGACGAGCTGATGGCTCGTTTATTTTTATTAGATTCTCGTGTGTATTTAATGACTTCTTATGATCCACACTCACGGTTTAATAACGAAACTTTTAGTGTTTTTAAGAAAAACGTAAGAGAACTTAATCACTGGATTCGAACAGTTAATGTTATAATGACAAAACCAGCTATTAATAAATTTTTGTCTTATGAGACACCTTTTTTTGGTTATTTATATACTCATTTTGATATTTATTTTGATTATTACACACCTGAAAATCATTCAACACAATTTATGCCTAAGGATGTAGATTTAAAAAAATTAATGTTGTTCTTAGTGGATAATTATCCTGACTGTCTACCTATCAAAGATTACTTTTCTCGTAAAAAAATAAGAATGAGTTGTCAAGATACTTACACCATTTTACCGAATAATAGGTCGGGAATGTGTACGATTTTACTAGGTGGTTATTATGAGGGATATAAAAGAAATAAGAATGATATGGAACGTAGGTTTATGGAAGATTATAATTGTTTAGAGTGTCATCATTTTAGCCGATGTTCTTTAGGGTGTTATTTGAGCCATGACTTGTCTGATACTCGAACCCAGGAAGAGTGTTGGTTAAAAGACGTGTACGATTACGTGGACAGTCATGGAACTCATTATTAAGCCAACGGAGTTATGTAATTTTAAATGCACTTTTTGTTCTTCTACCCGTATCGCTGCTCATAAATCCGACTTATTATCTCATGATTATATCTTTCGTTTTTTAAAACGTTTTCCGCAGACTAAAACAATTATTGTTAATGGAGGAGACCCTTTAATGGTTGATCCTTCTTATTACTGGAAAATTATTGAGTATTTAGATAATTATAATTTATCTACTTCTATTGCTTTAACTACAAATCTGTGGCCGTTTTATAAAAACCCTAAGAAGTGGGTATCATTGTTTGATAATGAACGAGTAGGAGTTACTACTTCTTTTAATTATGGAGATGGCAGGCTTAAAGGAGATTATAGTTTATTTACTGAAAGTGATTTTTGGTATTGCTCCGATGCTATGTTGGAATATGTTGGATACCGTCCGGACTTTATATCTGTTATTACTAAGGGTAATGAGCAGTTCGCTGTTAAAAATGTAGAGTTGGCACGAAAAATGAGTAATTTTGAGGAGCCACAGGGAACTTTACATAATTATAATAGATCAGAAAAAGTTGGAGTTGAGTGTAAATTAAACTACGCTATGGCTTCTGGAGATCAAAAAGATCCTTATTTGTTATCTAAAATTTATGAAATTTATTTAGAAGTTTACAACGAAGGACTGGCTCCTTGGGAATTTAACACTAAACAGATGATGACAAGGCTCAGTATTGGAAACACTTCTTGTCCTCAATGCCGCAACTGCGACGAGGGAATTAGAGCTTTTAATCCAAGCGGAGATTACTATTCTTGCGGTGCTTTTGGAGATGATCAGGATGAGTCTATAAGTTTTAAAAAAGAAATGGAAGGGCAGTTTTTTACTCCGCTTCAAGATAATCCAGATTTGGTAAGTCTAAAAAATGAGTGTTTTACTTGTCCTATGTTTAGTATTTGTAATGGTTGTAGGAAAACTGTTAAAGACTTAAAAGAGGCTGATGTTGTAGAGCAACACTGTGTTAAGATGAAGAGAATAGCTTCCGATATTATGAGGATAAATAAACTGAATTAATGCTAGAAGATTTTGAAATGTGGAAAGCAGTTAGGCATAGACGTTATCATACTCCTCTTTTGTCTAAAGGTTTTTTACGCTTTAATGATAAGGAATCTTTTAAGTATTTAGAGAATTTTAACATTACCTGGGTCGATACCGATGGTTTTAAAGTTTGTGCTAAAAATGAGAGGTTATTAAACTCTCTTGTAAAAACTCATCGGTACGTAGGTAAAAAATATATTAAGAAACATTTTGGTAAATACTATTTAGGCGATAATGATGGATTTGTTAATGGCGTAGATCCTGGAACTGATGTGTGGCACAGTGATACTAAAGAAGGTTCTAATATAGCAGTTCTTTTATACTTTAGTAATATGAGTAAAAAAACTGGTGGAGCGTTACAAATAAGAAATGCATTTACTAAAGAAGAGATGGGGTGTATTTACCCTGCTAAATATGATGTAGTTATTTTAGATCATACTTCTATGTGGGAGCATAAAGTAGAGTATTTAAAATTGGATGTTGATAGAATTGTTACAAGTTTTGGTTTTGTGCACGATTAAGGATTGCGTATTGTAATGTTTTCACTAGATGATTATTTTCATAAAGGTTTTACTACTTTAGATATTGAACCAACTATGTATAACCAATTTTTGTCAATGATGGAGGAAGAAGATTATACTCTTGAAGTTGCAAACGATAAAGTAGAGAATATTTTTTCTCCGTGTTGGGATGGCCCTATAGCGCATCGTACTTCTGATTATTATTTAAACTGTACAAGGTATAATGATTTACTATCTTCTCTTATTCAGTCTAGAAAAGAGTTTACTTTTTGGAAAACTTTATACGGAAGTTTTGATAATTATAATATTATGATAAATAAAGTTCTGGGAAAAAATTCTATACCTTGGCATTGGGATGGTTTTGATTCTTCTTTTATGCAAATTTTAGTTTATGGAGGAGAACTGCCTAATGGCATTTTTAGAGTGGCCAAGGTAGATAAGTGTACTACTTCTTCTAACACTCAAATTCCTCATTATTATCCCGAAGAGTATTTTGACAGGATTTCAAAAGAAGCTGTTTTTGAGGAGGTATATGAAATAGAGCCTAAACCTAATGAGGTTATTATCTTAAATAACATGAATCCTCTTTTTGTACATCACGGACTTGATTATTTTCAAAAAGATACTTCCCGTTACGTTTTAATGTGTGGTTGCGGTTTTTCTTATAATTTTATTAATAATGCTCTTATTCATGGCGCGGAGGTATTTGATTAAATAATGTTTCCAAAACTTTTTTTACTTAAATACCTATTATTAAAAAAACATGATTATTTAGATTTTATTCAGTTTGGGAATAAGCAAAAACCCGCTTGCTTATTAGATGCACGATTTGCTCTTAATCCTCTTTTTGTCTACTTTTGTAAAAAACTTCACGTTCCACTCTTTTATCTTAAAGATAAATCGGATACAGCCATCTTTGTGAGTTATAGTATTTCTTTTGATATTTTTAGAGAGGCTTGGAAAAACGATGATCACGAGAAAATAGGTTTAATATTAGGATACCCCAGTTGTTGTGTAGAAAACTACTCAAAAAATAACCTTGCTACTGCCCATTCTAAAACTTCATATTACGAATTATATAAAAAACAGATATTGCGTTCCCAACTTGTTAAAAAGTATTATACTAATATTACCATGTACCCTTTAGACCCTCACCGTATGTGTAGCCATATACCTTGTTCGTGGTCTTGTGTTAGAACTTTAGATAATAACAGAGAAAGAAAAAAGATATGGGATTATCAACCTAAACGCTTAAAATTATGGGTAGATGCGACTTATAATTTTGTTACCCGTAAACCATCAGTTCCTTTGTCTGAGATTATTTTTCAGTAATGTTTACTGTTAGTGTGAATCCTACTTATTATTGTAATTTTAGATGTAAGTTTTGTTATCTTACATCACCTCAGTTATCAGACAGGCTAACTACTCCTTTAACTGTTATTGATAGTAGATTAGCGTCAGTATCTGAACAGGTAGAAATTACGCATATAGATTTATACGGTGGAGAAATAGCTTTATTACCTTCTAGATACTTAAATACTTTGCTACCTATGTTAGAGCAGTATTCCTCTTCTATTAATATTATTACAAATTTTTCTGCAATGGTTCCTGTTTTATTTAGGAAAGGGGTTGATTTAACAGTTAGTTATGATTTTGATTGCAGAGAAAAACGTAGATTAGTTTTTAATAATATGATGTTTTCTTCTAAACCTTTAGCTGTATTAATTTTAGCTTCTCGTTGTATACTTAAAAAAAACGTAGAAGAAATGATCAGTGAATTAAACTTATGTTCAGCTATTAAAAGTGTAGAAATTAAACCCTATTCTACTAGTCAAGCTAATTCTCAAGATATTTTATACACAGAATACGAAAAGTTTGTTATTAAGTGGATTACAAGTGGGGTTCCCAAAAATTTTGAATTTATTAATGAAAAGTTAATTAAAGGTAGTATTACCAAAAGCGGTTCTTATTATAAGAGCGCCTTTAGTGATAGTCATGTTTATTTAACTCCTACTGGCAAGTTCGCTACTTTAGAGTTTGATAAACAGGATAACGAGTACTTTTTAGAGTTTGATTGTTTTGAAGAATATTTAGAGTGGACTGATGTGGAAAAAGAAAGAGTGAGTAATAATTTGTATTGTTCTAAATGTGATTATTTAGGTTCGTGTTTATCTGAGCATTTGAGAGATGTTAAAGACTTAACATATTCGTGTAATGGATTTAAGCATTTGTTAGATTGGTATAATGAAAGATTTTAAAAATAGTTTTTTAGCTTTAATGTCTATTGCTTCTAATGTTAATAGAGTTGGTAAAGCTACCTATATTCCTGACAGGTCTTTAGATATTTATTATGAGGATGTGATATTAGATCCTAATTATTTTAGTACTGAGTCTATATTTTTTATTGATTCTTCACAAAATAGTTCGTTAGTTAATCATCATTGTCACTCAGTGGCAGAGTTGTATGGTTTTTTAAAAGAAAAATCATTAGTTAAAATTAATAATATAGAAAGTTATAATAATAACTATATTAAATTTTGTGAAAATTTACAGCGAGCTTTTGGTGCTTCAAAAGTAGATTGTCATATATATTTTGGAAAGAAAAATTCTTTTTCTTTTAATTTTCATCAAGATCCTATGGGTGTTTTGATATACTGTTTACGAGGAAAAAAGGATATTAAACTTAAAAAACGCCGGATTTCTTTAGGCACAAATGATTGGGTTTATCTTCCAAAAAATACTAATCATAAAGCATATTATCCTACGGATTCTATCACACTGAGTTTTGGAATCTATAAATAATTATTGCAGAGTCGTTCTTTTTTGTGTTATTATATAAGAATGAATAATACAGCATATTTAAATTATAAAGATTATTGGAATTGTTATGCCAAACATCAACTAACTCAATTAGAGGAGTGGTTACAAGAATCTTCTGCTTATTCTAGTATGAGAAAATTCCAACTTACACACATTCGTTTAGATTGGAGTACTCACCGTCGTTTTTCACGAGGTGGGTGGTATAACCGACATGGAGGCGCAGGCGTTTCTATGGCTATGTGGCGTGTTTGTGGGCGTAAAGCCCCTAATGCGAAAGTTCCTCAAAAAGTCTATGAATACGCATCTTATCAGGATGATTCTGAAATTGGAAATTTTTATACGGATAATACCCATGATCGCTTAA